TGTTTAGAATGCCATCGATTCTATCTCTTGCCATCGTGCCTACTCAGGTTGTGCGTGAATGGGGCCGATTATACCACGTTTAAACGATGCCCTGAAGGTTACGCCTGATAGGTTCTCCCCAGTCATTTGTTGGCCTATAACCCACTGCCAGATACCTAAAAGCGTCTGCACAGTGCGAGGTCCAATCATGCAATGGCTTGCCGCGCCAGACCATGTTCTTATCATCGTAATCTCTGCGGTACTGCCTGAGCGCATCAACGCCACGCTCGCATTTCTGCAGGTCAAACCAACAGCGGCCTATCATGGTCCTAGCCGCCTGTATGCCATCATCAACGCCTAGCTGTGGAGCGATGGTAACCGGCCTTACTGCGAGTGTATCGAGAGTCTCTAGCCTAGACTTGCCTGTGCCCATCTCACGGACCCTGACGTCGTGCGGCAGGATATGGCTCTCGTAATGATACCCTTTGTCTGCAAGCACCTTGGCATAATGATCTAGGCCCACGCCACTGCACTCATAGTAGTCTATCAGGCGCACCTCTTGCCCTACCATCTGCGCAAACCAAATAGCAGTGCTATCACCTACCCCCAAATCCCAAGCCGTTACAACGCCAACAGAGCGCTCGTATGGCACCGCAGTAAGCCGGCCTTCGTTGTTTGCTGAGCGCATTTCTTCAGCGTAATAAGCACCGTCTGCATGGATCAGCATATCGCCATTCCAGATGTGATCATAAAGGTCAGGGCGCTTGGCCTTGTCCTCTAAACGCTCGTTGTTGAGCACTGTCGGGAAATACGGATTGTCCTGCCAGTTTATCTGGGCTATCTTGCTATCTGCCGGAGGATCGATTCTGAAGCGTCTGTGCGTTGCTGAGCGCTTTGTCTCAGGGTTCCATGTGACCCATATCTCAGAGCCCTCCTCACGCACTGTAGGGATTAGCTTCTGCCATGCGCTGTCTGACACCCCCTCTGCCTCATCTACCCATGCAAGGATAATGCGGGCCTTTGACTTAATGCTGTCGAGGTTCCTGCGCAGTCCAGAAAACACGTAGTTGATTCTGCCATCACGGGACCTGACAAACTTCTCGCCAATCTCGTAATAAGAGCTGAGCCAGTCAACGCTACGGATAGCTGATTTGATTTCTTCTAGACTAGACTCATCCAGAGAGTTTAAGTGCTCACGGGCACAGAGTATCTGACCGGTGCCGCCACTCATCCCCCACTGATATCCTTTGACTGCGGTCATCAGGGCAAACGATCTGGTCTTGCCTGACCCTCGCCCGCCATAGGCACCTCGATAGCGAGCTTCACCATCAAATATCGAGACTATCTTGGGGGGCAGTCGTATCTCTGCTTTAGTGCATTTCTTCTTCATCAGGCATGGGCTCAGCTATCAACGTCACCGTAGTGGGTTGCATTGAAAAATCACTGCTCACATGGTCCACCTGCTGTTTGTCGCCATACTTTCTTGGAGACATTCGCGCTACCTTCCACTTGCGGGAATCAACACGGAGCCTAGCACGTTGGATTGCATTAGAGTCAGCATCCTCAGCAAGCTCATCTGCAATGTCTACAATCTCGTCAGCATAGAAATCAGCCTGACAATCACGGGCTCTCGCGTACTGCTCCGAAAACGCTATCTTGTCTGCGTCTGTTACCCACTTCATTAAGGTGCTGAGTGCCGGCATTGAGTCATCACGGCAGATTTGACGGGCACTCTCGCCCAGAGCCAATCGCCTGCAGATGGTGCTCGCTAGTTCATCATTAAATATTGTTGGTCTGCTCATCGTTCTTCACATATACAAGGATCTTGATAACATCGACATGATTTCTCTAGACGTTGATGCGCTAAGTAGATCACCTCATCTAGTAGCAGGGGATCGCGGTCATTAAGGGCCTGAGCAAAGTCGTTAACCAACTCTACGTCTGCCTCATGCATATCATCATCTATCGTTACGCGAATCATGGCCCGATTATATCACTCTAATTGAGAGTCGTGTATTGATTCACTCCAAGCAACCTCACTTGGCATATTGAGATGGCACTGATCGCAAATGCCGTAGGCCACATCCTCCTCAACACTCAGCCAGTATTTTAGCTCGAACCCGCAGTCGTTACAGAATAGCTTTGTGAGCGTCATGCTCTTAGGTGACTCATTACCCTTCCGGTTGAGAGTAATCACCTTAGCCATCAGTCTACTGCCTCCTCTGGGTACTGGTAGTACAGCAACAGCTCGCAGTAATGCATGGCCTTTTTGATATCCTCAGCACCGTTTTTACCCTTGTGTCGAGTAACATACTTAACGATGTTGGCCTGAAAGTAATCTAACTCATTTGCCGCAATATACTCGATGGGCTGTATAGCCATCTTGTAGTGATTGCCGCCCTCTTGTTTATCCAACGGGTTCACGCGACTCCTCCTCTTTGTCTCCAAAGGTTCTGTACAGATAGTCTAGGCTGATAGGCATCTCATCAAACTCGCCATCCTGCACCTCATTGAGCACCCAGATGCCGCGCCAACTATTGTTGGTCTGGTAGTTTAGGTAGTCCTCATCATGCGTGTAGAATATGCCGGCAAATATACCGGTCAGCCGCTTACCATCGGCCCTCTTGTTAAACGCTATGGCCCTATCCTGAACGTGACCCATTACCGTGCTCATATGCAGTTTTTTAAGCATCAGCTCTGGGCTCGATACCGGCCTGCCCATAACGCCACTGCAGTGATAGTGAGCATAGCAAACACCATCGATCACAACCGGCTTGAGAAAATCGTGCACCTCCCACCCCATCTCTTTGAGCTTGAGGTCATCGTAGGATATTAGGCCATCCAGTTTTGCGTCAGTCTCCAGAGCTCTTTCGACTCGATACTCATGGTTGCCGATAGTGAACACCAGTCTGGGATTCCACTGCTTTTTCTTGTCGTGTTTAAGTTTGGCCTGCTCTGCCCTGATTGGGCCTAAGAACGCTTCCATTGCTTCTATGCCGGCTTGTACATCCTCGACATACCTGCGGCCTTCAAAAGATTTACTGCCCTTAGCGTCATGGCTAGATAGGGATGGAAAATCCCAATGGTCCCCAATGTGTACGATTACATCAGGTTTGATTTTTACAGCATATTCGCCTGCCCATCTCAGGTGGTCCCAATTCTGGTTCGGCTTTGTCTGCGTGTCAGGAATCACCATATGCCTTGGGCGTACCTGACGATTAAAAAGTTTGAATACTTGCCACATAAATCCAAAACCTCCTAACGCCAGTATACACCCTTTGGCGGGTTGAGCAATTAGTAGCTATCGGCCTCCAGAATCGCCTCTATTGCCTTTTTTTGCTGTGGCTTGATCCACGCATGAAATTCCACCAAACCCTCCTCTTTGCGCCTTTCTCGCATCTCTCGCATGATCTGCGCCTTTGGCTTTGGCTTTACCTCTTTACGGAATATTGCATCATACTTTGTGTCAAACCCAGTCCGGTCAGGAATGGGGCGCGGAGCTGAACCCTTACCCATTGTCGTTCTCCAATTCATATTCAGCCACCATGCATTTCTCGCCAAATCGATTGTACACCGGCACCTGAGTTGATTTAATTTTATAACCCATGCACTTCAGGTCATAAACCCTTGCGGCCAAGCGGCTGATGCCAAGCTCCTGCCAAGCGTTAAGGGTGGTTAGCTTACCACCCTCTCCTAGATATTGAGCTACTCGCTCACTTTGACTTAGATTTTCCATACATCCTCCTAGTGATTAATTGATTAAGCTTCACACAAACCTTGCGCACTGAGTAACTTGTCGCGGAGCGTATCTTCAATGCTAAGGTATATAGCGTCACGGTACCAATCTGCAAAAGACAGACTGTCACTATCACTGCCAACCACAGCATTAAAATGCAGGCGTTTAGTGTCACCAAAAGCCGCACAGTGATAAAAGACATCCTCATGCTCCTCCATACTAATGTTTTCTTTATCAGCGTATATCAACTGCAGTGACTCAAACAGTCCACGGAAGCTCTTAGCATTGCGGTACAGCACCTCGATAAAAAGCTCACCTGACTCAAAGCACGCCTCTGGGATGTAGTCCTCAATCCATGATGGGTGCGCTCTCAGCCAAGAATACACTGCCAAGTCTTTTAGATCATCGGACAGGCTCATCAGGTCATTGTCCCAATCAGCCGGTGCCAGTGCAATTACATTTTCAAAATTGTATTTCATTACGCCAACCCCTCCTGTTCATACCACGCCCAAGTGCCGAAAGACGGCCTGCGAGTTTTAAAGGCCTCTATCCACTCGTCTAAAGTTAAGAAGTTAAGACGGTATGCATCGACAGTCTCCAGATCGGTGTAGCTCAGATCAGTAGGGTGGACCCAGTAGAAATAGCCATTACCTTTAACTAGCTCCCATCCAGATTCGATCTCTTGGATGGCCTTGTTGACTTTTTTGATTGTTAATTTCATTTTATTCCCCTTGATTGATGGCCCCCGCAGGGGCCGGTTAGATTACTTGATTAGGTTAAGGTTGATGGTTTTGGTATCGTGACCAATACGCTCTAGTCGCAGTCTAAGGTCAGCGGCCTTGCTTGCTGTCAGCTTGCCTTCGTGAGCCACAGTCCATTCATCGGCATCTGTAATGCCAAACTCTTTCATTTCTGCACGTTCTTCAGCGCACTTTACTCTGCTCAAAACCTGATATTTTTTGACGTTACCCTTATGACCATGACGTACTGCCTTGCGGCTTGTATTTGGTAAGCTACCTGAACCTAACATCTTGATTCCCCTTACATATCTCGTTAATGAGGTTACATTGTAATCGAGTAACGGTTACCGTGCAACCCCTTTTAACAAAATAATTTTACCAGTCTAGACTGCAGGCCATCATCGTGCCGGCATCGTGATTCTCAAGGTAAAACCCGTGCTTCTCAACCAAGCGCTTTAGGTCAGGGTGAAACCCATCAGGGTGCCATTCCTGCCAGTAGTCGTGTAGCGGCATTCCATCAGGGGCGCACTCGCCCTCGCAACGGAACCAGATACGGTACTTATCAACCTTCTCCTCACCGGTCCACTCGTTGTAGGTGACCGCATTCGCTTTAGGAAACGCCTTGTTGATATGCTTGCATAAAGTTATTGCTTTCATTGTACTTCCCCTTTCAGTTGGTTTCTCAAGACCTAGAGGTCATGGGGCACCCTTGTAGCTTCTGGGCGTGATTCCCGCATGACCCGTTATCGTTAAGTCAACGCTAGGTTTCGCTAGGGAACCGCCCTAGCTCGTCAGTTGAGTTAAACACTTAATTGCTCGTCTACCTTATTCCAGATCAACTCGCAAAAACTATTGGCGGTGTAGTCGCTGATCAGGATCATCGGGTTGTGCTCTGAACCGTTATCGTAGATCAGGTAAAACCACCCCATGCTGTTACCGTCTTTGTCGAATGGCACCACAACATCTTCACCAGAGCTCGACATAGCCTGCAGGATCTCAGTGTAGTCTGAAGACTTCTCAAGGCAATCATCCTCACCGTCATTGATGGTCACCGTGCATTCTGCGGCCAACAACTCAGAGATCAAACATTGCGCGGCAAGCCGGTCAGCGATGTTGCAGTACTCTGGTAGTTTCGGGTTATAACCCATAAATATTTTTTCCATTTTACTTCCCCTTGGTTATGCCCCCTTGCGGGGGCGGTTAGTTTATTTGATTAAGCCGCAGTGGACTTCTTTAAGCTTGAGGTATCGCCCGTAGAACATTTTGCCCCCCGCCATAATCTCAGGCTCGTCATCGTAGTGGCCTTCAAGGTAGTCAATACTGGCGCGGTTCTCAAGATCGTCAGCAAACACAGCCAAGACATCAGAGTCAACTAATGTAGATGGCTTCACTTGCTTGTCTTTCACAGCCCTGAGAAATTTGATGTAGCGATCCTGTAGGTCACGCTCCCCTTCAATATTGGTAGCACACTCAACGAACATACCTAACTCGCCTAGCGCGTAGTCGTTGACAGTAAACCTAATTCCAAATTTGACTTGTTTCATATATTTCCCCTTGGTTAAGTTAGTGTATCTCTTGTCTTGATGTGCCCATTATACCTTAGTAACAGTTACTGTCTAATAACCATTTTGCATATGCTTATAACTTTTTAGAATAACTAGGGAAACACCTTCCGGACAAATTTTGATGTTTTTTGTCCGCTAGCTGTCCGGACAAATTTTCACGGTTTTTGTCCGCTACTTTTTCAGGGCAAAAAAAGACCCCGCAAATGCGAGGCCAAAGGGGAAATAAACAAATAAAAAACGATTGGGTTAATTTGTTGGGTTATTCCAACACCCGTTATTCTACATCAAAGGTTGGATTCATCAAGGTTAATTGCTCCTCATCTGGAGGTATTTGCGCCTCCAATATTTTGTCGTGCATGATGTCAGCAACCTCCTCAATCTCTGCTAATGCGGCAGTGCTGTTTGCGCCACCCACCATGACACTATCGCACACCGTGTGGATGCGCTTCTTTAAATCATCAAAACCATACTGATCAGCTAAATCTATTAGCTCGCCAATTGTGATAGTTTTCATTTCAATCTCTCCTCATGGAATTTAATCTGCTCATTAAAATTATCCAGTAAATCTCGATAGTCAGCCGCATACATTTTTTTGACTTTGCGCTTATCTCGATGCATCTCATCAACAAAGTCTCTGCCAAAATAATCTATCATCCAGAGCGTGTACTCTGACTCTGCAGAACCGTAGCGCATACCAAACCCATTGCACCCTTTGCACTGCGGCCAGACGTTGCACTCCTCTAGGCTCCAATAGCTAGAGCTACCCTTGGGGATATAGTGCCCACCATCGCACTCCTTCCAGTGGACACTTTTCCCGCAACTCACGCACTGGCAATACCCATTGTCATCTGCTGACTTCATGCGGGACAGTTTCTGCAGTTTCTCCAAGCACTGAGCCCGCAATGTTTTTTTAGCCACCTCGTCTCTCCGTGTTTGCAAGCATGGGTCCCTCACAACTAGGGAATGCTGTCCGTACCGTGCCATCAGTAATTTTGGTCAGGTGCGCATACAGCACATCGTACACCATGTTGATTTGCCCGCGCTCAAGGTAACTGGTCTTGCCTGCAGTCTCAGGAAACATGGCATTTTGTATCGCCTTCCACAGCTCCTTAACGCTCTGCTCAGTCCAGTCAACCTCGATGGTGTTGGGCCTGCCTGCGAATCCAATCTGTGACGGGTAGCCGGCATTGTTTAGATCTTCCGCAAGATTCCGGAAAAATAAATGCAGTGCATTATTCTGTGGACCACTGCGAGTGCGCCTAGTGCTCACGTTAATCTTGAGCCACTTCTTGTCTCGCCACAAACTGCTGAGCGTGTTGAACGCATTAATGAAATCCATCTCAGTGCTAACAATTACATCTTTCATAGTGATACCCTCAAAAATTTATCTGCCAATCGCATGGCTTTAGTTTCTAGCCGCAGGAATCGTTTCGCCACCTCTGCCTTTGGCCCCTCCTTTTCCCTGCGCTTCTGGTTCTCCGCAACGTACTCCTCTTTAGATAGCAGACAGTGCGGCTCGCAATATGTCCTGCCGGCTAACCTGCCCTTTAAGCACGCTCTGGCTACTGGACCATGCTGACTAAACTTACGAGTCCACTCAGCATACTCAGTAATACCGTAACACTCACCCTCGATGAAGTAAGGGTGTACACCCTTAAACTCCACCATACGCATTTCATTGTTTGTATTATTTTTTACCATTTTACATCGCCCATGATCTATCAGTGATTTTATCCTCGATCGAGGATGCCTTAATACTATCCTTGCCTTTGGCCTGTTTACGCTTTTGGTCACCCTTCTCCCAAGTCCTAACGCACGCCTGCCAATCTTGTACCGGTGTGCCTCCCTTCGTTTTCCACCCTCTTGCCCCATAGTAATCACAAAAATACTGACCATCTATGCCATTACCTCTCTGATCACAATAGTCCTGAACCTCATCAACAGTTGGGCGTGCGCCTCTAATAGTTTTATTATTAGATTTATTATTACCCTTTTCTATTAATGTGGCACTTTTCTTCACGGGGGTATGGAACATTTCTTCATCCCCCCCATGAACATTTTTTCCACCCCCCATGAACTTATCTTCCATACCCAACCCAGTTTCAGTGATGTAGATATGTCTGCGCTGAATCTGGTTCTCATCCAGAAAGCACTGCACGTTGATGTAGCCGGCATCTGCTAGCTCGCCAATCCACTTAGTGATTGAGCGCCTGCTTACATTGTGACGCTTCTGAAAATACTGGTTGCTTGCCCAACAAAAACCTTGAGAGCTCGTCAGTCCAGATAGCTCGCCAAATAACAGCCTAGCGTTTGCGCTCAGGTTTGTGTCGTAGAATACTGCCGCAGGTATGACTGCGAATAATGGTTTATTGTCCATACTCCCCCCATCCTATAAATACTGATAAAGGCACGCCAAATGTCTCTGACAGTTTTTGCATTGTCTGCAGAGTTGGATTGCCTTTCCCCTTTAAGTTGCTTAATGCGCTTGCGGTAATACCAGACCGTTCTGACAACTCACCATGACTCAAGTTGTACAGCGCCATCCCGATATTGATCGCTCGTTTTATGTCAAACATCTTTTTTCCTAGTTAGTGAATTTTCGCCAAGTATACGACTTGTTGCGATCTATTGCAACAGTGGCACTTAAAAATTAATTTTACTAAATGTGTTGCAATTGCAGTTTACTGTGGTATATTGGCAAAACTAACCAAGGGGAACCACTATGAAATTAGAAGAAGGCAAAACTGTAAAAATCAACGGCCACTTGTGGCTGATCTGGGATGTGCTTAACACTAACGATAAGGGCGAGACTTGCATACAAGTTAAGTCGCTTACCAAGGTGCGCAGAACAGAGCGCAACCCAAAGGGCGCTATCGGTTGGCAGATGGCTTGGTGGGTCAAGGCAGACGAGGTTGAGGAACACGTTGAGTTTGACGACTATGCCAAGGGCGAGTATGACTGCCTGCAGGGTTATGATGCGTTAGAGAATCAGTCTGACGATTATTACAACGGCTATGGCAATCAGTATGCGTCTGAGCAAATCAACAATCACATATCTGAGTTGGGGAGACTACTATGAAAAACTGGGATCAAATCAGGGAGGAGCTTAAAGCTCCTTTCGCCCTGAGCGTACTTAAATTCCGTGCAGGCGGTGGCGGCAAGCAGTTAGCCTACATCGATGCCCGTGCTGTTATGAAGCGTCTAGATGATGTTGTCGGCATGGAAAACTGGCAGTGCCACTATGAGGATCTGGGTGGCCGTGTTATCTGCCGGCTGTCTATTCGCGTAGATGGCGAGTGGATCACCAAGTGCGATGGCGCAGGTGACACCAAGATTGAAGGTGAGAAGGGCGGTATATCTGACGCTCTGAAGCGTGCCGCTGTATTGTTTGGAGTAGGCCGCTACTTGTACTACTTGCCTGCCGGCACTACCGTGAACAACATCCCATCATGGGCGGTGCCAAAATGAAATATGTAGCTGAGTCTGGGCACTGGTACACGCGATCAGGTGCCCCCGCATATACCTATGAGACCGGTTGCGGCAAAACCAAAAATACGACACTGCGAGAGGCCAGAAAGCTTGATCTGGTCCCTTCAGTGACATCCATTCTGGGCATTGCAGACAAACCGGCCTTAACGCACTGGAAAATACTGCAGGCCATTGATGCAACATTTACTATCAGGCGCTCTGACTATGCAGATGATAAAAGCCACCTAAAGGCCGTTCTAAGAGAATCTAAGCGCGTTGGGCGTGAGGCGGCAGAAAGGGGCACGGAAATACATGGAATGGTTGAGAGCGGCTTTAAGGGGCGTTCAAGCACACCTGCTTACACTGCGGTCAGAGAGATACTTGATGAGCTACACCCTCTAGCCGTTTGGAGCGCAGAAACTAGCTTTTGTAGCCGTTTAGGTTATGGCGGCAAGATAGACCTTGGCTCTCTGGGTGGCGTGTTTGTGGACTTTAAGACCAAAGATAATTTAGCTGATAAAGAGGTCAGCAAGCTTGTGTACGATGAGCATGGGATGCAGTTAAGCGCCTATGCTGAAGGTATGCGATACATTAATCCTGAGAGAATCTCTATCTTCATTGATAGGGATGACCCTACTATCGTTAAGCATCACGTTTGGGACCGTGATAGCCATCAGAGACACTTGGCAATGTTTAAGGCCTTGCTGACTTACTGGCAACTTGCGAAAAACTACACTACTGAAACTGGAGAATAAATATGAATGTTTTAATTTTTACTGGTAACTGCGGGGCAGATATGGAAGTGCGTCACACGCCTAATGGCAAAGTTATTGGGTCTGTACCTGTTGCGTGCAAATCAGGTTGGGGCGATAATGAGAAAACCACTTGGGTAACCTGCAAGGTGTTTGGTGAGAAACGAGTACCATCGCTTGCAAACCTGCTCAAGAAGGGCGCACCTGTGACAGTGCAGGGCGAGTTTTCGCTTGATACTTGGGAGCATGAAGGGAAAAACTATAGAAAGGCCTGCTTGGTGATTAACGACATCAAGGTCCACTCGTCAGGCCCTCAAGAGAGTCAGGCACCTGCTCAGCAGGCAGTGACTCCACCTGCAACCAATGGATTCGATGAATCCGATATACCGTTCTAGGGAGATAGCTATGACTAGCAAGCAACGCAAAAAGAAGGTGAAGGAGGCAAACAAAATGGCAGATAAAGCCATCCAAAACGCCAACACACCTGACTCTTTAAAGTCGATAAAAGACTTTATGTATACACCGCTAACAGTCAGCTACGGCCAGTTTATTCTGGCCTGTTTGCTGATCATTGGCATCTTGGTTATGAGCTCAAAGTCAGAGGCGGCTTGCACCTATCGCACTGACGCACTGGGCAATACTCGATATAGCTGTGATGCAGGAATTAGCGGAACCTATCGAACAGACGCTCTAGGGACCACCAGAGACTCTCGTACAGGCACAACGTATCGCACTGATGTGTTGGGTAACACTAGGTCATCAAACGGCACAACGTGGCGTACAGACGCTCTAGGGACCGTGCGAGGATCAGACGGTACCACTTGGCGCAAAGACGCGCTTGGCACTTGGCGATCTAACACTGGAAACACCTGCCGCACTGATGCATTAGGCACAATGCGCTGTAACTAATTTTCCCCCTCGACCGCCAGATCTTTTTCCCCTTCAGGTTTGGTTAGTGACAGGTTTAGCCCACCTGTGGTCACAACGGGCTGTATACCGCATATGCTTTTAAATCATTACCCACTACCCTCTTACCTCTGTACAATGCCGCCTCAATCAATCAGTGGAGGTAGTTGTGGTATTTTGTACGATAGTGGTGTTGGCGGGTTTGGCGGCAATAGCGAAAGACGATTTAAAGGGCTCCTTCTAGGGGCCTTTTTTTGGTATAATCGGACCATGAAAAAGACAGACGGAAAATTATCGAGAGCAGGCGTGTCTGGGTACAACAAGCCCAAGCGCACCCCCAATCATCCAACTAAGAGCCATGTGGTTGTAGCCAAAGAAGGCGGCCAAACCAAAACGATTAGATTTGGACAGCAAGGGGTCAGCGGCTCGCCTAAGAAAAAGGGCGAATCAAAGTCATCTGCCGCTAGACGCAAATCCTTTAAGGCCCGTCACGCTAAGAATATTGCTAAGGGCAAAATGTCTGCGGCATATTGGGCAGACCGCACAAAATGGTAGTATGCATTTTAATGTACGTTTAAATGTACATTGTAAACATTAATAAGCACTTTGGAGGCTATTATGCCAAGAGTAGGTAAAAAGCATTACCCATACACCAAGAAGGGAATGGAAGAAGCTAAAAAAGCCGCCAAGAAAAAAGGCAAAAAAGTAGTGCGGAAAAAGAAGCGTTACTGAGATGCCTGCACGCAAAAAATCCACAGTCAACAAAGCCGGCAACTACACCAAGCCCGCAATGCGCAAACGCCTTTACAGTAACATCAAAGCAGGAAGTAAGGGCGGCAAGGCAGGCCAATGGTCTGCTAGGAAAGCTCAGATGTTAGCTAAGCAATATAAAGCCGCAGGTGGGGGGTATCGAGATTAATGGCTCTTAAAAAATCACAGCGTTCATTAAAAAAATGGACCAAAGAAGAATGGGGCACCAAATCAGGTAAACCCAGTACGCAGGGCAAGAAAGCTACTGGAGAGCGCTACCTACCTAAAAAAGCCAGAAAGGCAATGTCAAAGTCTGAGTATGCCGCCACTACCCGCAAAAAGCGCAAAGACCTCAAGGCCGGCAAACAGTTTTCTAAACAACCTAAACGTGCCGCCAAGATAACCAAGAGATCACGCAAGCGCTAATACGGCCAAGCCACTGGTTTGTCATCCCGTATATCAACGTGCACAAATTTACGATGTACACCTATTCCAGTAAACCCTAGAGCATATGCGTGCTTTTGTATTTGATAGCGCTGAGCTCCACCAGATACGGCTATGTCTGCGGCAATCCCGCGAGTATGCGTTCCACCACCATTTGGCTTCTTCCGCTCCAGTGAGTGACTAGGTGACCTGTATCCGCTAGTAATTGTAAACGGGAACCCGCACACCTCTCGCAGGTGATCTAGCTTTAACAGGAAGGCCTCCTGCATTTCATTCTCGCCAGTCTCCTGACAAGCAAACTCCTCAACCGTAAAGTATTTAAGGTCCACTAGAACGTGCCTCCCCAGACTCTGAATTTATCAAAGTCACCAGACAGCATTTTTTTGCGTATTATCTCTTTTCTGGCTTCGTTATCATTATGCGCCACGCCTGCCTCTTTCATCCACTGATCAACCATGAACATAGGTATGCGGCCAACCAATCGATTCTCGCCTGTCACACCGGCTCCTGAGTCTCTGATAATTTTAGCCTGCTCCAATGTAGGGTTCACATCGTATTGGCGCTGTACGGTAAACGTGCGGCCATCTGAGTCATAGTGCACCGTTTCTTTAAACTTATCTTCCATCATTATCTCCAAACAAAAAAAGGGAGGCCGTAGCCCCCCTTAATTTTAACTAACTCTACCGGTTTAGCTAGTAGAGTTATCGGCAACGATACCGCTTGCTTTTTCATTCTTAGAGCAAAGAGTCAGCTCAGTAAGAATTTGGCGCATAGTAGAGTCACCAGTTTTTGCCAATGCAACGCTCTTAGTTGGGCGCAATACCGCAACATCAAACATATCGTTCTGCAGGATGTAAACATCGCGTGAACGGTTCTCACGGCTAGGAACAAACTCAACAGTGCCCCAAGGGGTAACGTAAACGTCAAGAGACTTAACAACCTTCTGATCTCCTGCCTGAACAGTCGAACGCTGATTGTTGTTACCAGTAAAGCCAAGAGCTTTGTTCATCTGGAAGGGTGAAAGATAAACACGGTCAGGATCGCCACCATTGGTCCAGATATCCTCCATCACATCATCAAAACGAGTCTGAGTGAAGTTTTCCTGAGTACCATCGGTACGAGCATCAGTGCCGTCACCAGTAGGTGCCGCACCGCCTGTGCCAACGTGTTGGTTAGTTGCAATCCAAGCGCCCAGACCTGCAAGCTTACGAGCAGTAGTGCTGTTGCCTGCAACTCGCTCTTGGTTAGCAAACAGAGCTTTTTCAATATCGAGCTTCTGCTGACGAGCTTCTTTTAGCATTTGGTATGCCATTTCCTGCTTGCGCCCTGCCTTGTCTACGCCTTCCTCAGTGTCTGCAATAACAACAGCGTTTTTGAAGATCTGAGTGTAGTTACCCAAGCGAGTAGTTGGAGTGATTGCATCTGCAGTAGTATCACCACCTTCAACGTGCGCATTTACTTCTGAGCCACGCAGGGTGTCTGTCTGCCATTCATGCAAAGTGTTGGTTGCTTTGGTTTTCTTACAAGCAGTGTACAGGGGCGTATCACTGGGAGTCACGGAGTAGATCACGTCAGCGAGGTCTTCACGCAAGCCCACTGCATCGTAAGTATCGAAAGTATTAGTTGGTTGTGCCATGATAAAATTCCTTAATCAATTAATAAAGCTATAGCATCCTCTACGGAGCCGGTTCTGGATAAAGTTTGTCGTTGCTTTTTGCGTAAGGTTTTGTTGCTATCAGATTTCTTGGCTCCAGACTTCACGGGCCGCTTTCTGCGGTTTGCCGGATCAGCCTTTACCTCTGCGGCCTTCTTGCCGTTCATCAGCTCTTGATAGCGCATAGCGTCATGCAACACCCGTATAGCACGGTGGTCCATAACTTGCCCTATCTCTGCAGGCTCATAGCCGTAAACGGATGAACCTACTGTCATTAACTGCTCCCTGATGGCACCGGCTTTTTTGGCATCAGCAAAGTCTGGGATTACCTTTTGCAAGGTAGCCAGTTCATGCTGTATATACGCCTGCTGTGCCGCCTGAGTCGCCTGAGTTTGCTGTTCTGTTACCGCTTCCATTTTTTGCATCTGGTCATTGTATGCAACAACCTGCTCGTCATACTTGAGCTTTGCATCCATGTAACCAATAGGATCGGTTTCAAATAGCTCCCTTGTAGGCTCTACTGGGGGCGTTAATAGCTGACCTGTTTTGGCCTGCTCATAAACCTCTGCAATCTGCTTACGCTCATGCAATAGGGCATTATAGACATCCTCTGTGGCCTTTCTAGCCTCAGAGACTTCCTGCATACCCTTTTGGATGTACTTCTGACCACTGTATCCTCGCTTCAAATCGTCAAGGGTTACAGCCTCGTTCTTGCCATCAACTTTGACGGTGAACAGTTGCTGTTCTTGTTCGGTTTCTGCTTCTTCAGTGTCTTGCTCATCCTCATCGGAGTCTCCTGCCTCCTCATCATCACCCTCTACTGGTTCTTCACCTGCGGGCTCTGGTTGCTCATCTTCCACATCCTCTGGTTCGCCTTCAACCTCGTCTGGTGTAGCCTCCTCAAGCTCTGACTCAACTGCTGTCTCGTCTTGTGGGGCCTCCGCTTCAGTTGTTGGTTCTCCTTCTGGCTGTATTAATGATCCAATGGCTCCCTCAATAGAGCCGTCTGTACTACCTAAAGTTTCAGTCGTTTCCACGGTACTAATCCTTCTGCTTTTTGTCGTAGATCGCCTCGTCTGCAAATACAGTGTTGAATTGACCTTCGATCAAGTTAAGCGCCTTGATTATATCATGCGCGTCTTTAATAGTCTCTAGTTGAGACTGGCTGTTCAGGAATACGCTTGTTTGCGTATCCCGAATGCTTTGCAAGATTTCCTGAAAGGTGTCATCTCGCCATAAATTTTTTGCTAGTGCGGCCTTGTCTTTAATGTTCAAAATCTACCGCCTGTAACAGCTTGCACGGGGGTGCTATCTGGGTAGCGAGGTGCCGCTTGGTCTGCCTTAATCTGCGCAACATCTACGGCTGTGCCATACTTACCCAAAATCTCTGCGGCATCGACCAGTAGGTCCTGATCCATTTGATCACGGTCACGGTCATCTGCGGCAATTGCCTTTTGCGCATCGATCTGCAACTTAGCCATATCAGACTGTGCCTTGGCCTGAGCCTTGATCTGCTCTGCCTGCACGTATGCCTCTGGCTGTGTAAGAGCCTGTTGCTGTTGTGCGGCCTGCTGTTGTTGCTGTTGCATAATCATTTGCTCTTGTTGCATATCCATAGGCAAGAAGTAGCGCTCTGCATTTGGCATTCCGTTCATCGACAACATATCGGCTAGGGTATTTCTGATCTGCGTCATGCCTACCATGCCGTTACCCATACCGTATGCTTGGAAGATCTGCATTTGTATCTGCAGGGTCTGCTGTAGTGCCGCCTGCTTTTGATCTTCGTGATTTGTGCCCAGTCCCACATTGACTGAGATATCCATAGACTTGTCCCATGACCTTGGATCAATGGGCTCATAGTTGCCGCCAGTGACTCGCATCATGGTGGCCTCATCGCAATTCTCAATGATCAGCTTGAGCATCAACTTAAACAGTTGGGTCATGCCGCCCTCTGCAAGATTGCGTGCCATGATCTCTGTCTGCATAGCCGCGCCTTGGACCGTAGCCGCCACCGCTGTAGCTGTTTTAGCCTGCAGTGCGTCAGGGTTTAGGCCTAAGCTCGCCTTGGAGATGCCAGTCTTATTCTCGATCTCTTGATCGTAATACTGGATAGCAGATAACGTCTGGCCGGCAACAAACGGGATAGCCTGCGGAGTAACCGCTCCTGCCTGCTTGGTTCTGATAATGCCGCCAATCTCGTTGTTCAGTAGGTCATCGATGTTAACCATGCCATCAACAATCTCAGTGCGAGGATTGTTAGTCAGGGCAATATTGTCAAGCACGCCTCTCAGCAACGCTGTGGCGCTGTCCTGATCGTTAACAATTAAGTCGGCAATAGAGGTCCCATAAAACGTATGCGGCTCAGGATCAATCTCAAACACGGCAAACGGCAAATGACCCCAGAGCTCTTTGTCGAGTAGCTTGTAGTTGTCACCCGCAAGAGTTAATTTATGCATCTGCGGGATACCGGTGCCATCGACATCGATCTTCATGTAAAGCTCAGTGATCATTACTTTGCGCATAGACGGGTCCATGCCCTCATCGTCATCGTAATCATCCATGTAGCCGGTGCGCTCAAAATCCTCTAAATCTGTAAACGAATCATTGCTTGTGTCTGCCAAGTCGATTACATCATCAAAGTCAAAGCCCATCTCTACAAGATCGCCAACACGGATATCCGTGCGGTGACAAACAGCGTATGCATCCTCCAAGCTTCTGGCGTTAGAGTCTACAAAAAACTCCTCTGGGGGTACGCTCTCTATTTTGAGATTTCCCATTTGCTTGGTGCGCATAATCTTTAGGTCATGGCGAGGCGCTTCTATCTCCATGCCCATCTGATCAACTTCCATCTCGATGCGAGTCGTATGCTCTAATACCTCTACGCCCTCATCATTGACAATGGCAGTAAACTCCATGTCGTTCAGGTTATCAAATTTGTAAGTCTCAGCGTCATAACTGGTATCCCAGTATCCTTTGACAATTCCGTTCTTCTTGAGCAGGGCATCATGGAATGCATCGTATAGCACCTGATAGCCTTTTAGCTCGTTGAATTTATGGTTTACATATTTGGTAGCCTGCTCTGCAAATTTAACATCTTGCGGCTTGCGGGGTATGTACTCAACCGCATTATCAGTCTGCAAAAACACGCGCATTAGACTAGGTTTGATTGCCCGTATAACGTCACGCACCTTGGTAGATACGACAGTCGAGCGGCCTTCTTCTTCACCGATATCAACAGCGCCTTCGTAATAACGCTGTGCCTTTAATCGATCAAATGCAATCTCAGACTCAACAAAGTCAACGCAGTCCTCAACGGCTGTTCTGGCAATGTTTTGAATTTCATCTTGCTCTAATGGTTTTAATTCCATCATATATACCTATTTTTACTCTGACTCTAATTCTCTGCCCGTGCCAACCAGTGCTCGCCTTGCAGTGTTAGCAATGAATGCAACCTTGGCCTCGCTTAGCTGTTGACCGGTTAGCGCTTCCTGTATATATCTTAATGCGGCTTCTGCGTCAGCACCACGCTTTTGTGTGAGGCCTTGAACAATCTCACCTAACAGCTCGTTTTGCCTTGCTTGATATGCTTCCTCTGTTGCGCCTGTGACGTTTTGTATTATGCCTTTTAGCGTAGCAGGCACCTCAGCTCGCTTCATGGATTCAACAACGCCATCACGCACAGCAGTTTCCACTTTTTTGGCAAGCTCTATTCTTGGCGCTGTCGGTGAGCCCTCTTTAATTTGCCCTTGCAGTTTTAAAGCGGAGGCAACCTCATCTAGCTTAGGCCTCAATGCATTGTAGCCCTCATCGCCCAAAATAAGTTTTATCTTTTTAATGTTATTGGGCACAAATAATTCAGTTAATAATTTGTTGGCCTGCTTAATCTGTGTATCGCCACCCTGTAAAAAGCTTGTTCTAATTTCGCCAATCAAGTTGTCAATTTCCATGCGCAGGCTAGTTTGCAAAGCTGTGCGAGTTTCTAGATCCGCTCCGCGAACCAACTGTATCACATCTTCGACACTGGTTCTTGGTCTGAGCAATGCTCCGCTAGTTGCTAATGCACCCTGCTCTCTAATGGTGGACTGACCCAGCTCCAGAGCTCTGGCATATGTTGGCACCGCCTCTACAGCCGCATCCCTTAATTCAGTCGCTAACAGTGCAGTGCGCCTTCCCTGCTGTGTAACTTGTCCAATATTATCTACTGATTGATTGGCAATGGCCTGCAGTGCCTTTTTAATCGCATCAACCTGTATTAAGTTGGGCATTTCTCTAAATGTCACGGTTCCATCTTCTGCAATGTCTGCCATGATCTGCTGATTAGATACTCCTTCTGTCAGCATATTCTTATTGGCTTGCTCTATCGCCTCACTCATCACTTTAGGCTCAATGCTTGATACACGGCTGAGCACGGTTTCAAGTTTTATTCCGGAAGGCGAGGCGTAATCAATAGGCGTATTAAAGGCCTCATCATATGCCTGCTGTCTTGGTTGCGCGGTCCTTCGTCTAGCGGCCTCCATTGCTGTCTGCTGACCTACTGGGGGTGGCCCTAGCGCCTCATCCATATATGTTGCAAGTCCCTTCTGACGCTCTACAACGCGCTCTGGAACAACCTGTACATTTCTTGCGGCCTGCGGTGACCCCAGATTGCTAGCGGCACCTAACAGTCGCTGTACGGCAATATCTGCGTCTGCAATCATGCCCTGATCGCCCGCCCGCCTAATGTTAGCAATTGCCTCCTCCAGAGTAACGCCAAGGTTTAAGCTTTGCGCAATAATTACGCCTGCGTCTGGACTAACTCCTAGTTTTTGCGCTACGTCATTGCCAAACGCCCGTAGACCTTTCTCTGATACCGCCTGCTGTACAGTCCCGCCCAACATACCCAGAGGCAAGCCCAGTCCCGCGCCCCATGTTGCTCCTGACTGTAATCCCTGTATTCTACTTGGATCAGCGGGGCCACCCGTTCCGGACAAGTAGCCAGACGACCCGCCTTCTGATGCGCCAAACAGCAAGCCAGTGCCGCCATATTTAACAGCCGCCTCTGTTTTGCTAGTTGTGTTCATAACAGGCAATCTAGATGCGCCCGCAATACCAGTCATAATGCCCGCTGTTTTGCCAAGCGCAGATGGAATGGGGTAACCCTCCTCTACACCACGCTTTAAAGACCTAATGGCTTCTGGATCACCTCCTGCGAGCCCCACCAACTCATCAAGCCCTTCGCCTGCATAGGGAATGCTCATCAAAGACTTTACAGCGCCTGCTGTTACTGGACTTTGTGTTACACGCTGTATGTCTGCACTTTTTTGAAACTGCTGTGCAAGTAATGATCGAGCTTGTTGTTGATCGACATTGACATTGCCTGCAGGATCGACAACCGCAACTCTCTTGCCCTTTATATCTTGCAGGAATCGCGTTCCGTCTGGTAGCTCCATGATTGTATTGGTAAATGCTGACAGATCAACAGAGGTGTCCGCTTCATCTTCAGGAATGGTCCAAGGCAACCTCTCATCCGGATTCTGGATTGTCCACGGTTTTTGATCAGTCATATTATGGGCCTACTTTTTTCCAGTTGCTTTCAATCATGCGGTCACCCCCAAGGTACTCGTACCCATTAACGACCTGACCTACACTCAAACCAGACAGCGCGGTGTAGAAGTCAGCAATATTTGGCTGTGGGCCTTCATAGCCACGGAGAGTATAGTTTGTGCCAAAGTAGTCGGCCATCGCCTCACGCTGTTTGCGCGAAACCTCCATTTGAAGATACAGCTTTCTCAAGCGTGCAATATTTTTCTCTGGAGATAACATTGGGTTGTAAGCGCGGGAAATCAAACGCTCGCCTTCCTTCTCTGTAAACTGTGCGCCAAGCACTAGCCTCAAGTTTCTCTGCACCACTTCTTCAACTTGCTCTTTGGCATCCTGAGCGTCTGGATTAACCAGACCAAGCAGTCCAACATTATTGATCAAGCCAATGGTAGGGCCTGTTAGCTCTGCGCCTTTCTCCAGTTGCTGTAGCACGGTATTAATTTGCGCTACTTGAGCTCCCATATCTGAGCCACCGCCTCTAGTCCAATCCAGATGATCTTTTGCGTAGGCCTTATCTAGTGCCACCAGACCTTGCGGCTCATCGCCACCTAGATCAATCGCAACACCGCCACCACCAACCTGAGACACCTTGCCTGAGTCTGACGCTACATTAAAGACTGCATTTGGCTCGTAAGCCTCCACGCCCGTCATCTTGTTGATTTGTGCGCCAGTCATTTGCGTGTAAGTCTCTTTTGGCGCTCTTAGCCTAGAGGTCATATATGCCTGCACATATGATTTTGCATTTGTAGGATCGGCTTCGATTAGCTTGGCTACTTCCATAGCCTGTGGATCACCGCTTTCCATTAACATTTTAATTGTTTGATTGGACTGATCCTTTAACGCTCTGACTGCAAGCATATCACTAGCACGCTGTTGTAGCTGTGCATTTGGGTTGAGCGTCATCTGATTAAATGCCGCGCCTAATGCTGTTAGCGTAGTAGGGTCTTTTAGCCCCTGACCGATGCGCTGTAAAAAGTTTGGCTTTTTCTGTGCCTGCGGAGGATTAAAAGGCGCACTTGGAATTGCAGGTGACATCATTGGCTGTGGTTGCACAGAGTTTTGGCCCTGCTGTATTAGCGCAGGGATATCTCCCGCAGTAATCGGGTTAACTGATTGGTTGGGGTTTGTTAACAGCGCTTGGTTTGCACGCTTTAACCTTTCCTGCTCGATTAGAGCGTCTACACTCAAAATACCGTTAGCCATTATATCCTCACATTCTGCCTTGTTGCTGAGCTCTCAATAAATCCATAAGCCCTGAGTTAACAGGCGTTAAATAATTTGCTGGTGCCGCCTGCATTGGGGAAAATCCTGCGCCCTGAATTAATCCAAGCATCTCTGGGGCCACCGGACCGGCTGATGGCATTGCCGCATACATCTCAGCAAACTTAGCAGGGTCAAACGACATACCATCTCCGCTCATGCCCTCTTGAACCATAGCAAGACCTTCTGGAGATGTACCTGCGTCAGCAATAGCCTGCGCTACATTATCAATGCCTCCGTCTGGAGTTACCCCTGACATTTTTGCTGTGATCTGCAGGTTTTCAATTGGTCCTGCTGTCGCGGTCATTCCTGCCATATCCTCTGGCTTTACCATCTTGGCGCTCTGCATGATTTTGCGGAGCATATCCTCTCTAGTCATATCCATCACATGAACGCTCCTGCCGCACTAGCTCCAAGCGATAAATAGTCAAAGAGGCCAGGATTTTTGCTAGTGGTTTGGGACTGCGGAATCGGTGACGCGCCAAGTGCCTGAGACACATAATTGATAGTCTCTGCGGGTGCTCCAGTGTAGCCGGCAAATTGTTGTTTAGCCGCATCGATCAACTGCTGTTGTGCGAGCTGTTGCATATTGCCTTGGTTCATCAGGTTCTGCTGTATGGTCTGACCCATGCCAAATCCTAAGTTGCCAATGTTGGCTAGTTGCTGTGACGCTCCAAGCATTCTGTTGGCCTGTTGCTGACCTGCCGCCTGATTAGCCAAGTCTGCCTGCATGGTCCTAGCGATATCTGCCTGAGCCGCCTGCTGTGCTTGGTTGAATCCGGCCTGACGCAAAGACGCTGACTGCTGACCAATCGTGCTTAGTGCACCACGGCCAAGCTCGCCCATAGCAACGCCATGTCGAGAGCCGCCAAATGCTCCTGCTGAGCCCATCTGAGCGCCTAACTGGTTTAACCCGATCTGAGCATTGCGCATAACGTCTGCCGCCTGAGCGTCTACTACAGACTGAGTATAGGGGTTCTCATATGACGCTAAGTCTGTGCCGGCTAATTGTCCTGCCTGCACTTGCATAGGCTGATACGCCCCTGCCGCCATCGTACCCTGCATACCGCCCTGAATACCCTGCATTGCCAGTTGATTGACGTTAGGGCCTGCCGGTGCGGGCGCGGTCATAGTATTAGGCCCTTGAGCCTGAGCCATCGTGTTTGGACCTTGTGCTTGTGCCATACCCATTAGCTAAACCTCCCAAGATTAAGTGGTGGCCGGCCATATGGCATATTAGGCGAGCTCGTTGATTGAGCCCCACCGCCAAACAATGCATCGTATGCCGCCTGCTGTTGTGGGTTTCGTGCCGCGAGCTCTTGCTGAGCCTGCTCAAAAATTGGAAACGCAGAGTAGCCCATCATGCCGCCTGCAAACTGTTGTGCTTCAGGCATACCCTCTAGAAGCGAGGATGGTGCCGCCAAACCAAACGCTTGGGCCGCATTAATGTTTTGTTGCATGGCTTGCGTTTGCGTAGGATTAAATGCCGCTAGGTCAGGGCCCATGTAAGGCATATAGCCTATCTGCTGAGCTTCTTCTGCCCGTGCTAAATTTCTGATTGTGGGCTCTTTTGCCCAGTCTGGAATGCTTGCTTCCGTTGTTTGGCTACCGCCTTTGCCGCCACTCATTCTAAATCTCCTGCGCTAATGTAGTGAAAGACTCCTTCCACCCTTTATCTTTTAAAACTCTAGACCACCCTTTGCGGCCCGCTATACTCATTCCTGAGCAACCCTGAGACTTTGCAAACTGCACTGCAGAGTCGTTCATATCGACAATCTGCTCCATCTCTCCACCCGCTAAAAAAACATGAAATATCTTTTTCTGCGGAAAAACAATTATCTCTGTAACCGCACAGCCTTTTTCGGCAGGCCAAAATTGATATCTGAGGTTGTGTATTCCCTCAACAATATCGTTCCAGTTGTGCGTGCCCCCAGAGTATTCTAGGGCGCTCTCAATCCAATCCTTACAGCGTTCTAGCTCATCATTGATAGTTGCGGCCATTTGTTAAACCTGCTCCTTAGAAGCGCTGATTATACCATTATTGGAGTACGCGAGTTACTGTTATGTACACCGCCTCCGATACAGGATGGAACGTGCCGGAAGGACTTAAATCCAGATACACATTCGTGGCGCTTGCGGCAAATCGTAATTGCACATAGCAATCTGATGGCAGTTCAATTTGCTCGTTCAAAGGTATTATCTTGGGGCGATTGTTGTCGTGAATAGTATACTGCCTAGCATACTTATCATCGGTGTTATTTACCTGATACCACAACCACACTGTTTTATCGGTAGTGCTGTTTGAGGTTATTTGCGCGTGACCTGCAAAATTGTAAACTCCTGCCTCTGAAATTTTAATTTTTGTGTTATCTGTTGGGTCTAGTGAAATGCCACCGCGAGTCGAGACAGCCCTTGACCACGGCACCGCTAATTCCGTGTTTGGAAAATTAACATTGATAGTTGGCCCTGCTGTAAAGCTACCAAAACCATTACTTAGCACAACCTGCCGCCACTCTCCTTCTTTTGCTACCACAGGATAGCCATCGCGGTCCCATAAAAGCGTTCCGTTTTCACTAGCATTGTCGCCAGAGACCAAGGTAGCCAGTTTGCTTTTTGTGCGAGTCAAAAAATCATTAAGTCTCTCAGCCCATCTGCGATACTCAGTTCTACCGGCTGAAGGTGGTCTTTCTGCCAAACTCATCGCTCGCCTCCTGCTGTCGCATTGATGCGCATGGTTCCTGCCTTCCAATCATTGAGCTCAACACCAGTAATACGCATTCGCACTTGCCTGCCTTGGAATCTAACGCCAGTTGGGTTTAGCATGGTAAATGGACCGTAAGAGTATTCTTCAGATGTAGGATAAAATCGCGTTTTAAAAGTTAACATGATATCTCCCAAGTTGCTTTCGTCAGGAATAATCTCGTTGACCTTCATTATTTCGTTGCCATTCCCTATCGATACAGGACCGCTCTCTACAAAGGGAAGCTCGCCATCATGCGCGTAATTTAACTCGTGATTATATACATCGCCATTTGGCGCAAACCATATTGGGTTTGTAAACACGCCCAAATCTATTGCAGATGTACGGGATAACGTACCGATATTCCAGTGCCGTTCTTTGTAGTCGTAAACAACGTATCGATCATTCTCATTACTCGACCCGCTTGGGTAGAACCACCACAGCTCATTAAACTGGCTGTTATCAACGCAGGTCACCTTAGACTGCTCTGCCTTGTTTATGTCCTTAAAAATATAATCATGTACATCGCAGGGCATCTCCACTACGGCTGAACCGTTGTATGCGAAAAACCCGTTATAGCCCATCCAGAATGCGCCCTCATCGATAGCTATTGCGCAGTGCCGGCTTATCGCTCCACAGGCTGTGCCTACCCTCTCAAATCCGTAAACCACGGGAGGACCGCTGTACGTAGCCGCATGAGCGTCTGTGGTGGTCAGGATTAGTGTCCTACCTCTGGTGTTTATACCTAACTGTATTTCACCGTTTGACTGTAGCTCAATGTCGCCTGCTTGGTTTAGTGCCGTTGGAGCCCAGTCAGTATTATCTTCACGGTCACACCACTGCACCTTTCGAGGATTACCCCCTGCACCTAGAGCAAACAAAAACCGTTCTTCAGTAACCACTAAAGCGCTGTTGTTGGTTGGAGCATTTGCAATGACTGCGGCAGGGTTGGCTGTGTTTAGGGTCCACTCGTATAACTTGCCGTCACTATTAGCGCACGCCACTAAGTACTCGCCCCAAGTATCTACCGCCCATGTTGTAGCCTCTACGCCAATATTGTTGCTAGGGCGCTCAACACCAAACAAACCTAACCCAAAATAATAACCGCCAAAACCAATGTTAGGTTCAGAGTCGATTGTGCCAACAGTATAGCCGGCAGGGGTAATATCGGTTTTTACGCCCACACCGGAAATGTGCCACAACTTGTTATATGTGCCTGCGGCAATGTGGGGATTAGAGCTATTGTCTATCCAACTAACAGCCCCTCTGGCCGGAGCCGCTATGTTAATATCAACTGGATTTGCGCTGTCAGTAATATCCTGACGCTTTTGCCACCCACCAATAGGGCGCACGGCATTATTCTCCCAACGTATAAAGTTGGCATCTCGCCATCGATTAGCTGACTCTAGATCAGTACCGTGCCTGTAAACCCCCGCAGGAATCGTTAAGCTAATTAAGGGCATTTCACTTCCTCATGTTCATTATCTTGTCAGCGCCTTTAATGCCAAAACTGGCAGACACTGCGATAAACAATAAATATTGATACCAATCTGGCAGATTATTTAATGCGGCAAATGCCTGCTCAACTCTATGTATTATCGTCATATCATCTACCACTATTGCATAGCCAATAAAAAACAGGGGCAAGCTTAGAATAATGGAAAAAAATTCGTCTTTCCAACTTGATGCTGAAGCGTCTGCCATCTTTGCTTCCCAGTCAGCATCATTCTGAATCACATGCATTTTAGCTTCATGCTTTGCCTTAGCCTGCTCTGCTTTATTTTTTAAAAAGCCGCCTGCCAAATCTGCAATAGGGCCGATTAATAATTTCAACATCACAGCACGCCTTTCTCAATTAAAAATAATCCAATAATTAAAGGGTAAATACCCCAGAGCATAACCTCAGTTTTTTTAAACCGCTCACTGCCTTGATCCAGTCTTTTTTCTATGCCTTGGCACCGCTCACTGATCATCTCCATGCGTACAGAGCACTCCCGTTCATGCGCCTCCAACCTCAATATTGCCTCCTTAACTGTTGCCATTGATCGCTCCTAGCAGTGTCGCAAAAATTTGATAGCTTGTGTAAGCCAATACAATAATTCCACCTACTTGCACGCTATTCCAAAACAATGCTTTGCGCTTTCTCTCTTGCGCGTAAATAGTTTTCTCTCGCTTCTCTCTGATACTTCGCCTGAGAGCCGTGAGCTCGTTATAGCCCTCTGGTCCGTACTGGTACATAAGCAAAGTGCGGAGCTCTTTTTCTTGGGCCTGAATTTTTTTTTGGTGAGCATATATCTGCATTGCTTCCTGCTCAACAGATTGTGATGCAACAATTTTCTTAAATAGGGGTGGGTTTTCTGCCCTTCTCTGACATTCATTTAAATCACTTACTGCTCCG